TATAGACCCTTCACAATCATGGAAATGTACAAGGCTATGTCATCAAGGGATGAGTACTTTTGAAGACACACATGTACGATCTATAGAAGAACATCGTCCTAGACAAAAAACTCCTTACGGACAACCCATGACTAAGTGTGAACAAACCAGATATATGATTAAAAAATATGGTATTGATTGGGCTACGCATAACTTAGCACACCCTGATCATTCAATTGGAACCTATCAACCTCCGGGAGAAGTATAAATGATTGAAATTAAAATTACTCCACAAATGAAAAAACGAGCGTGGACCAAAGCTAGGCAAATGGGTAAGCTTAGAAACTCTATTACTCGTGGCCAAGGAAACATAGCGGGATTTTTGGGAGAAGAAGTGGCTAACGAATTAATTAAAGGACAAGTTAATAATACTTATGATTATGACATCTTATATAAGAATATTAAATATGATGTAAAAACTAAAAGATGTACGTCTGCCCCTAAAGATCACTATGAATGTTCAATTGCGGCGTATAACACTAAACAAAAATGCGATAGATATGCATTCGTTCGCATAGAGTGGGTTAATGGCAAATGGGGAAGAGCATGGGTATTGGGATGGTTAGATCATAAAGAATATTTTAATAAAGCCGAAAAACTCAATCGAGGAGATATTGATAGGTCTAATGGATATATGGTAAAAGCAGACTGTTATAATGTGCCGATTAATAAACTAAGAAATTTTAGGAGAAGGAAATGACTTATGTTCCTTTGCATGTTCATTCTGAATATAGCTTGTTGAATGGACTTTCGCAAACACATCAGATTTCAAAAAGAATTTCTGATATCGAAAGCAATGTCTGCGCATTAACAGATCATGGTAGTGTTTCTGGTGCGGTTGACTTTTCAAGAACTCTAACTAATGCTTCGCAAAAACCCATTCTGGGATGCGAATTTAATATTTGTTTTAATAATGCTAAAGAAAAAACTCAAGAAAATCGAGATTTAATTCACCAAGTTATTTTAGCAAAGAATTTGCAGGGCTGGAAAGATATTTTAGGTCTAGTATCCCAATCAAACCACCCAGATCAATTCTACTATAAGCCACGCATTGATTTTGATCAGCTAAAAAAAGTCGCACAAAAAGGGAATTTAATATCTTTTAGCGGACATTTAGGTTCATATTTAGGTAGGCTTGCAGAAGAGAACGAACCAGACGATTTGATTTCCAAAGCTGCACTGAAAATGCAAGAAATATTTGGAAAAGATAATTTTTTTATTGAAATACAGTTAATCGATTCTGATAACAATGAAACTTCAAAAATTACAGCTGCCAAATTACGTGAGATTTCTAAGCAAACTGGCATTCCATGTGTGGCAACTCCAGACGCACATTATCCTACTAGAGAGGCCGCAGAGGACCAACAAGTGCTTCTATGCACGTCTTTAAAAAAGACTATAGGACAAGTTCAACGGGAATTAAAAGAGGGCAAATCTAAATCCTTACAGTCCTTTTTTTCTTCAAACAACTTCCATATTCCCTCCTATGAGGAGATGAAACAATACCATAATGATGAAGAGCTAGCCAATACAATTCTCATTGCCGATATGTGCGAACCCTATAATATTCTCGGACCTCCCAATCCACCCGAATTCAAATGTCCCTCTGGATATTCTCCCAAAGAATACTTGCGTTATCTTTGTAAAATGGGTTGGGCACAAAAAATGCAGCACGTTAACAAAGAGAACCCCAAATTTCCACAATACGGAGAACGGGTTAATGAAGAGTTAGAGATATTCGAAGGAGCAGGTCTATCTAGTTACTTTTTAATTGTACAAGATATCTTAAAATATTGTAAAGACTCTGGTTATTTAACGGGTCCGGGACGAGGCAGTGCGGCAGGATGTATGGTTTCTTATTTAATTGGTATTACTCAAATTGATCCAGTGAAATATGATTTGGTATTTGAAAGATTTTATAATGCGGGAAGAAATACAGACGAACGAATTTCTATGCCCGATATCGATATCGATATTCCAAAACAAGCCCGAGAAAAAGTTATTGAATATATTAAACAAAGATACGGTACAAACAATGTTGCTCAAATAGTAACCTATCAAACATTACAAGGACGGTCTGCATTAAAAAGAGTCATGCAAGCTCGTGGTAATATATCTTTTACAGAACAAAACGAAATTACTAAACATATTATGGATGAGGCAAAGATTGCAGATGAACTTCAGGACATGAAAGAAGAGCTTGGAGAATCATCCCTAATTTTATGGGCATTAAAAAATAGAAAAGAAAAACTAAAAGACTGGTGTGAAATAGGTGAGAATGGAAAATTAGAAGGTAAACTATCTAAGGTATTTGAACAGGCTATGCGTATGGAGGGAACCAAAATTATTCAGTCTAAACATGCAGCAGGTGTTGTAATTTCACCCTCTCCTATTTATGATACATGTCCGATGATTAGATCTGCGGCTAAAGGAGATAAAAATCTATTGGCCGGATTTGAAGGACCAAGCTGTGAGGATGTTGGTCTGTTAAAATTAGACGTACTAGGAATTAGAATGTTAGATAAAATTATGGAAGTTCCGCGTATTATTTCACCCTTACTTCAACAGTCATAGAGGATTTCAAATGAATAACCGTTGGATTATAGTTTTTGATTGGGAGACTGACAGTCCAGATCCCACCACTTGCAATCCCGTAGAATTAGCAGCAGTTCCGATAGACCCTAGAACTTTGGATATTAAAATAGACAAAGCTTTTAGTGCTGCTATTAAACCTCCGGGAATTACCAAAGAAGAATACTTTACTGATGAAAAACAGAAGACCATCGAATGGCACGCAAAACAAAGGGGTGTGACCAGCGAAGATATTATCAAGAGTTGGAAATCGGGTAAGAGCGAAAAAATTGTTTGGAAAAACTTTTGTGAATATTGTAAAAAGTTTAATATAGAAAAGTCTCATAATAACTGGTATACTGAGCCTATTGCTGCTGGCTATAACATTATAGGCTTTGATCTTCCCATTTGTGAAAGACTAGTAAAAAAACATAAAACGAAAATGCCCTTTGCTAAAGTCACCAAAATAGATGTTATGGACCTTATGTTTTATTGGCTTGAAAATTTAGACGAACCTCAAAATATGAGATTAGATACTATGCGAGGTTGGTTTGGTATTAAAGCAGAGCAAGCACACGAAGCTTTATCTGATACTATAGATAGTGCAAAATTATTAACACAATTTATGAAATTTCATAGAAGACAATCTAGTGTGGCTAAATTTAAGGGAGCGATGTGTGACAAGTGAAGTCTTTGAATGTGGATGCAAATTTGAAGTGCGCAGTGGCGAGGTTGTCTATGACCCTAACATTGAAACACTCCCATTGAACTGCGAAGCTACTTGGGATATGATTTGCGAAGGCAATACCAAAGGTGTGTTCCAATTGGAATCACAGTTGGGTAGAAGTATGTCCGAAAAAGTTAAGCCTCGCAATATTGAAGAACTATCAGATTTAATTGCTATTATTCGACCCGGTTGTATGGAAGCTATTGTAGATGGCAAAAGTCTTACACAACACTATATAGATCGTAAGCATGGCATAGATCCGATAGAGTATTTCCACGACGCACTCAAACCCATTCTTTCTAGTACCTATGGCATTTTAGTTTACCAAGAACAGGCTTTGCTGATAGCTAGGGATATTGGAGGATTTGATTTACAGGAAGCCGACATTCTTCGTAAAGCTATTGGAAAAAAGAACGTTTCTCTAATGACTAAGTTGAGAAAACAATTTATTGAAAAGGCCGAAGTGAAGGGGACGGTTGATAAACAACAGGCAAAAGAAATTTTTGGGTGGATTGAGAAGTCACAAAGATATTCTTTTAATAAGTCTCATTCAGTCAGCTATGCATACAATGCTTATCTTACAGCTTATACAAAACAACATTTCCCACACGAGTTTTTTACCTCATATCTCAAACATTCTATCGGCAAGCCAGATGCATATTTGGAAATAGAAGAATTAGTAAACAATGCTCGTTTGATGAACATCGACGTTCAGCCTCCTAATATCAAACAAATGAATAAATATTTTACATTAATTGTTGATACATTCCCAACTTTTGGCATTACAGAAATTAAGGGCGTAGGTGGTTCGGTATACGACAAAATGATATTGTGTTTAGAAAGAAATAAAATAGACTTACAAGCGTGTGATTGGGATACATTTCTTATTGGCTTTGGCTCTTGCATTAAAGCAGACTCATTTGAAGCCCTAATATTAAGTGGTGCTCTAGATTGTTTTAAAATTAGTCGTAGTAAAATGAGCCATGAATTAAAAATGTTTAGAGAATTAAGCAAGCGAGAAATTCCTTGGATAGAAAAGTACAAACAAGACAGTCCAAATCAAAACTTTGCTGAGTGCATTCAAGCCATGCTAGATGAAAATAACTGGTCAGATCGTCATCGACCAATATTTCGAAAAGATAGAGTTGAAATTGTAGAAAGCATCATTGATTCTTTAAAAAATCCCGGCTATGAATTAGTTGATTTATCGGGTTGGAAAGCTCGACAAGAAGAAAAATACTTAGGCGTATCATTAACCTGTGCCAGAGTAGACGAATATGATATCAGTGGAGCAAACTGCACCTGTAAGGAATACGTAGATGGTTTTAATTCCAAAGGTACAATTAGGATAGCGGCTCAGGTGGACGACGTTAAAGAGTGGAAAATTAAACGGGGAAGTGCTAAGGGGCAAAAAATGGCTTTCGTGACCGTGAGTGATGGAACATGCAATCTTGATAGTGTAACAATTTTTTCTGAAGAATGGAATAAATATGCTAAACATATTAAGGAAGGAAGTATACTATTACTGATAGGTAATAGAGATAAAAAAAGAGGAAGTTTTTTAATAAAATCGGTGTCTAAGATTAAAAATCTAGCTTAGATAAGATACTATATTAATAGGGGATTTACATGGATAATCTAATAGAAAATAACATGGGACTTATACTTACTATAGTTAATAGGTTTAATCCTAAAAATCAAAACGAAAAAGAAGAGTATATTCAAGCTGGTCGTATAGGGCTCTGGAAAGCCCTGACTAAATTTTCAACAACTGGGGGTAGCAAGTTTTCTCCGTATGCATGGAACCCTATTAAATGGGAAATTATTAAAGAGATAAGATC